AACCAGATGTCGAGGTCGCTGATGAGATTGTCTGCATCTGTACCAATCATAAGGTGCTTCGGATTGCAGAATACCGCACGGTGTGGAAGGTTGATTGTCGTCTCGCCCTTCTCGTATGCTTTAATCATTCTGTCCCAAATGCCGACACGTGCAATCTTCACTCCGTTGTAGGTCGCTACTTCGAAGCCATCGAACAACTTTTCCCACGGCATAATGTCGTGGTAGGTCTTCTTGAGGTCGTAGGTCAATGCGTCAGCAAGCGAGCGTGTCATGAGCAATACGGCATCGCTGTCGTCTACGATACGTGTGTCTGCATCCATCAGGATGGTGTCTACAAGTGTAGTAGCCGCACCACTCTTGCGCAATGCAGAAGTCTGCAATGCTGCCGTGGTCTCGCTGTTGGCTGCGATGGCTGTATGTTTGGTCGCTGTGGCTGTAAAGATGCGCTTGAACAGACCATCGCAGACGTTGAAATTACTGACATTTAAGTCTGCTGTCAGCTTGCCGCCACCTGCACCTGCCAATGCTGCCTCCTTGTCACCCAACCAGCCGAAACGCCAAATCATCTGCAGCATGGCTCGATGGAGTGCATCGGCATAGATTGTCATAAAGTCGGTGCTGGTGAGGTCGCCAATGGCTGTACCAGTCTTCAATGAATACTCAGCGATGGTTCCCTTCAATGCCTCGTAGCAAATCTTAATAGGAATCTCCCACTGTCCGAATTCCCAACGCTTCTGAGAGTTGGCGATACCCTTCTCTTCATAGGTAGGGTCGCAACCGCCACCCTTCTTACCTACCATTTCCATCTCTCCGAGAAGAGCGATAGGGTCTTTCTCTTTGACCTTCTGAATGTTCACGAATGAAGAGAAGTCTTCATCGTTGTAGAAGGTTTCCTGCACGGCATCCTTGATGCTTGCGAGGTTTTCCGGCTCGAGTTTAAGGTTCTCAAGCTGCTGTTTTGTAAATCCTGCCATTATTTTCATCTGATTTAATGGGTTAATACTTGTTTACTTCTTGCCCTTTTTGTGGAGCTTGGCAAGTCTCTCCTTGATGGCGTTCTTGCCTTCCTCGACTGGGTTCACGTTGTCGCCTGCGCCCTTGCCGCTTGGCTGTCGCTGTGCTGGCTGGTAGTGGCTGCTGTAGCCTGCCAACACCTTCTCTGCACCGCCTGCCATCTTCACGGCATTCAGAATGCGCATGTCTTCCTTGCTCTTTGCGAGTTTCTGCGCGCTAGCCAGTTGTGCCTTGGTGTCGTTCAACTGCTGCTTGAGTGCTGCTACTTGCTGCTGCAACTTGGCTACGGTGTCGTTGTCGGTGCTTGATGCGCTGCCGCCCTCACCGCCTTCACCGCCATCATTGTCGGTGTTGTCTGCGGTCTGAATGTCGGTAATTACACCGTCCTCGACAACGATTGTCTTGCCGTCCGGCATTTCGAACGTTCCGTCCGGACTTGCCTTGTCGCCAACTTGTGGATCTCCCTCTTCACGCTCTACGGTCAGTGTCTGTCCGTCTGCTGTGTTGAGTTCCATCGCCTTTGGCTCTGCCTTGGCTTGTGGCTCTGCCACCGCCTGCTCTGCTTCCTCCAGTGTCTTCACGCCCAACTTAGCGGGAATCTTGTCGAGGAGAGAAGCCTTTACTTCTGTTTTCTTCTCCATTGCTTTTGGATTTTGTTGTTTTGAATTAATAAAATTTTCTATGTTGCGTTTTGATGCGCTTGCGCTGAGTGCTGAAACGGTGCTGCTGATAAGACCTAGGCGCAAAGCCTCGCTGGTATTGATGAAGATGTCCTTATCCATCAAGGCTTGAATTTCTTCCCGGTCGCACTCGCACCGCTCTACGTATGCGTCCACCATCTTATCCTGCCACATCTGCATTTCCTCGCCCAGGTTCTTCAAGTCCTTTGCGTTCAGCTGGTCGCCCAACCCCCAGCCAGGAACCCACGGATTGTGCAGCAGGAAGGCAGCGTTCTCATATGCCTTGCGGCTCTCCTTTGGTGCAGCGAGCATGATGATTGTTGCCATGGATGCTGCCTTGCCCTCCACGGTGCAGGAAATCTTCTTTCCGCTCTGTCGCAGTCTGTCGTATATCGCCCAACCTTCGACTACAGAGCCGCCATTGCAGAAGATGCGCATATCGATGGTGTCATCGTCTTTCGGTATGCTTGCCGCAAAAGCATCTATGTCTTGAAAACATACGCAATCACCTCCCCACCATTGATACCAGAACTTGTTGTCTTGGCTGTCGATGTCGTTGTATATTCTGAGTTTTGCCATTGAATCGTGATTTTTTAAGTTTTAAAACGCTGCAAAGATACGATATTTTTCTATATGTTTATCTCATAAGCAGTTAATTTTTCTAAACAAGCCGAATTTTTGCGTTCTAAGCGGCTTTTATTGCCTTGGGTGTGTAACTTTACCACCTTTAAGCGAAAACCGCTCAGAACGCGAATCTTGATGAAATAACTGCACTTTAAATCCTGCCGATATTCTCTATCGTCTGCACTCTACGCTGGGTGCGGTTTATCTCCTCCACGCTCACTACTGGCTGAGGAGCCATCTGATACCCTCTTGCTACAGCTGCCGCCAGCATATCCATGCCGATGTTGCTGCCTCCGTTGTTTACTACGATAGGAACACCACCGCCTAGCTGGTTGAATGCGGATAATATAGGGCTGAACATCGAAGTCGCCTTGGCGGTCATTACGCTCTCGCCATTGGAAAGCCTTGCTGGGATGCTGTCGCTGGTTCCAGTGCCCGAGCCTTGGACGTAGCCACCAGTGGAAAAGCCCTTGACGAGTGCTTTTGCTCCTGCGAATGCTGCTTTAAGCAATGCGAGTTTCGCTGCTGCGTCTGCCACGCCTGCCCATCCGAGTTTAGCTAAGCCTCTTCCTAGGATTTCAATGTATTGTGCCTCCATGGCTATCTCTACGGCATCCAGCAAAGAGCTAAGTAAAGATTTCAGAAAAGAATGAAAAGATTTATCTTCACTATTAAAGAAATCGACAAAAGCATCTCCAACTGCCAAAATATAGTTTTTCATGTTTTGAAGTTGTTCTTCTGTAAACTGCTTCTTTTTATCGTTCTCATTCTTTTGTATTTCCACGTTAGTATCGCTCAGGTCTTTCTGGAGCTGTTCCTGCACGGCTGCATAGTCCTTGTATGCGTCCAGTTTGCTCTGAAGGAAAGCCTTGTATCTCTCCAGCTTGGCTGTATCGTCTTCCTCTCCAGTGCCACCGTTCATGATGTCCGCATCCTTGCGAGCCTTCTCTGCGTCCTCGAACTCCTTGTTGAGTTCGTCCACAATCTCCTTCGCTTGGTTCTTCAAGTCCGCTTTCGCCTTTATCATGATGTCGAGCAGCTTTGCCTGCATTTCCTGCGCCTTTTCCGCTCCGATTTGCCCTGCCGCCACGTATGCGTCAATGCTCCTCGCAACCATGTTCTTCTCCAGCTGTTCGAGGTCGTTGTTGTAGTCTCGGTCGTTGTCGTACATGCCTGCAAGGTATCGCTTCTTTGCGTCCATTACTTGCTCGTTGTACTGGAACTGGATAAGTGCAATCTGTGCCTGCAATTCTTTCTCCTGCTTCTTCCTGCGCTCTGCCTCTGCCTTTGCTTCCGCTTTCTCCTTGGCTATCTGTGCCTTTGTCTTGGCAGTGCTTTCCTTGGCTGCTGGTGTCGTTCCCTTGTTTCCGTTCGTTGGCTCGCTGCTGGTCGCTCCACCGTCCTTATCGGCAGGCTTTAGGAACTTTGCGCTCATCATTTCCTTGTCGAAAGCAGAAACGAAAGCCTTGCCAGCGTTCGAGCCTGCCACCTTAATCTTTGCCCAGTCGTTCTTTAGCCAGCTACCATCAAACATTTCTCGGAAGCCCTCTTTTGCCTTACTGAAATTTAAGGTAACAATGCCCTCCATAATTTTAAGGAAACCAGTTGCACTTCTACCCATCTGCTTGAAAGCGTCCAAAACCAGCATGCCAACATTCTTTATCATCTTCCATAGGTCTCCGAAGCTGTTATATATACCTTTTGCCGCTCCAACGACAGAATGATACAAGGCGATGCAGGCGTTCGTCAATCCCATTACGCCTTTTAATATCGCAATTAAGACCTTAGAGCCAAACTGCTTTCCCTTGGCAATGATAGTTGCAAAGCCTTGCTGTGTAAAGTCGAAGAGTGCCGAGGTGTAGCTTTTCAACTCTTTTTGTATCTTGATGTTCTCCAGCTGTACATCTCCCCACGCTCCAGTCTGTTTCTTCACTTCGTCAAGGCTAGTGCTCATCGTGTCGAGCTGTTCGATAAGCTGAATACCTGCTTGCGCTCCCTGCTTTCCGAAGACGTTCTTCAGAACATCGCCCACCTGCTGGCTGTCCGCTCCGAAGTTCTTCATCTTCGTGCTGACCTCTTGGATAACATCGAAGGTACTTTTCGTTCCTTTGGCTAGGTCTTTCTGCACTTGCTTGCTTGAAATACCGATAGCATCAAGGCTGGAAGCCGTGCCGCTGCTCATCTCACGAATTTTCTTGCTCGCCATATCGATGATGTCGAGACCCTTGTCGCTGAAGATACCGCTACGTGTCTGCTGTATGATAGCCACCATCTGGTCTGCCGATATTCCTGCATCGTGGAAGGTAGGCGCATACTGCTGTATCTTCTGCAACATATCGCCCGATAGGTCTGCACCGCTCGCAAAGCCCTTGTTGATTACGTCCATCGCCTGCTCGCCCGATAGATGGAAATTAGCCATAATGTTGTCAGCCGTGCTGAGAACGTCCTTGAAATCCTTTCCCATCGTGTCCGCTGTGGCTGCAATGCTGTTCCTCATCGTCTCCAAAGCTTCCCCGGTGTAACCAGTGAACTCCCTTGTCAGTCGTGTGGCTTCCATCAATCCCTTATTGTAGTCATAGAACCACTTGAATGCCATTCCTGCCCCTGCAACTCCTGCCATTGCCAGGAAATAAGGATTTGTAAGGACTCCAAGCAAAGATGCCTTGAATGCCCCCAGTTTTGGTATGATGCCAGTAACTGTTTTAGATAGTCCTAAGACACTGTTGGTGAGTTCTCCGACACCTCCACCGCCTCCCATCGGTACTACGTGCTGGAGGTCTTCCGCTAGGTCAAGCATGGAGTTGTAGTAATTACCGACATTCCGATGGAATCTGTCTGTACCTTCCTCTGCCAGTTTCAACTCCCTTGTTATCTCTTTGATGTGTTTCTGCAGTTCCTGCCCCTTCGCACCGTTTCGCTCTGCCCTCGATAGCTCATCATAAGCCTTCGTTGCATTCGAAAGCTGGGCACGGAGAGACTTCAAGCTGCCCTCCTGCTGCTGTTCCTCTCTGACGTTGTTCTGTATCTCCTTCTGCAAGGTGCGCACGTTGTACTGATACTCCTTGATGGTTGCGTTGATGGCTTCCGTCTGCACCTTCATTTCATTTGTCGTGATGGTCTTGTCTTTTTCCTGCTGCTGCAAGTCCTTGATGCTTGCCTTCAACTGGTCTATCTTTTCCTTATATCTGATGATGCCATAAATTGCATCCTCGTACTTGACCTTGATGTCAAGAATCTGCTGTTTGTCTTCACTTACCATAGTTCGTTCTTTTTAGTTGTTCAACTCTATCATTGTAACCTCGCAATATCCGCTGCTTGTGGTCTTGATTTCGAGAACCGCAAAATACGCTCCATACTGTGCAAGGTACACTGGCTTCGTTTCGTCAAAGTTCAGTATCTCCAAATCGGAAAGGTTGAACCGCTCCACAATGTGGTGTGGGTTCGCCACCGTCTTTCTCAACTTTTCCAGCTTGTTGTCGAAGATGTCCTGAAGGTCGATGTTGAAAGCCAATTCCGCATAGCCGGCATCGTTCTTCGTCAGGTTCACTATTCGGTCTTTACATGCCTTGTATTTCGTAGCTACCTGTGTCGAGAACTGATGCGTATTGAAGTATGAGATACTTTCTTCCCACTCGTATATCGGTATGCGGTTTCCGTCCGTGGCTGCAAATGGAAGCGTACAAACGTCTTGCGTATACTCAAGCGTCTTGTTGTCTATAGTCATATCCGCATCGTGCTGCTGGTATACGGTGTCGTCTTCCTTCCACTTGTAGATATTGTGCTGGCAGTAGTCCTCTACGCTGAAATCGGTCTGCCTTGGATGGTTGCTGGCTTCGCTCGGGATGAGCTTCTTCGTCCAGTCAACCGCTTGCGCCTTGGCTTCCCAAAGGTTCACGATGTCTGCAAACGTAAGTGTTCCACCAATAAACCGCTGGCTTGGAAACGTTGATGTCAGAATGCAGATACACTTCAGGAAATCCGTTACCTTGATGTCGGGCAGGTTCTTGCCGATAGGGAAATTACCTCCGTAGGGTACTTCATCGCTCTGCTTGATGCTGGCAGTCAACCGTCCGTTGTAACACTTCAAGCCAATTAATGCCTGATTTTTCGGATGCTTCATTTCAAAGGTTACAATGTCGCCCTCTTCCAAATCTATCTCCCCTCGTCCTGCTACAAGGTGTATGAATCTGCCGTTTACCTTATCCGATTCATAATCGGTCACATATTTTCTAGAAGTTTCATCCTGCTGCAACCCTGCAATATATGGAGTTTCCGTCCAAGTTCCGTCATCGTTCTTGTGCTTAACCTTCATCTCGATATAATTTGGTGGATATGAGTAGAATGCCTGCGACTCAGTGCTCCCCTCTCCAAAACTCCATGATTTGTGCCCACTAGGAGTAACCTTCGATGCGTCCCACGACCAGTTCATCTGAACATCAAAAATCATCTTGCAGGCAATCTTAACATTCAGCTGGCTGTATCTGTGCCCAATCTCCAGCCCATCGAATACCTCCGATAGGCTCGTTGGTTGGAAGTCGAGAATACCGAGACTATCTGTTTGGAAAAAAGTGCCCTCAAAGCTGCCTACAACCGTCTGCGCATCTGCCTTCCTCGTAATCAACGGTACAGCAAGTCCCTTTATGATTTCTTTCGCTTGATTGCTCCAGCCGAATGCCACACCAGTCTGTGCCGTGATAAGGTCAAGTATATACTTAGCCGTAACGCTTGGCTGGATTGTTCCATTGCTCCAGGAACTACCAAAAGAGCCACCTCCACCAAAAGAGCCGCTTCTGTCAAACGTACCACTGCTCTCTCTCGCATTGCTCTCCGTCTCGCTTTTACTCTTAACAAGAATAGTCGTGCCAGTGCTGTATGCTTTGATGGCGTTGATGATAAGCCATTCCGCTGTTGCTGGTGCTTGCAGGTCTACATCGATAGGCATGCTCTCGCTCGTATATTTAACGCTGTACGCTCCTCCTGCCTGCACTTGGGATAATTTACCGTCCGAGAGATAATAAGCCGCCACAGCCGTGCTTAACGCCATATTTATCATCTTATCTACCGAAGGCTTGATGTATACGAGGAGACCGGAAGGTTTACTCTTTACCACGCTGAACTCTGTTTCTCCGGCTGCAACCTCATACGTTCCCCATGGTGTTGCCTCTCCGGTCTCCTTGTTCAGTGCTCCATATTCGACAGAGCCAGCCTTCTCTGCCCGAACCCTGATGGATATTGTCTCCATGGCAACGCTCGTTTCGAGATTGGCGATGCACGCTCCTGCTTTCACGAACATTCCGAGCATAGGATCTGGAGCTTGCAGAATCGGACTGGTCTCTTTTTCTGTCTTCCCGGCATCATCGGCAAGGCTAAGAACGTTCTTGTTGGTGTCGAGTATTGCCCATGTCCGGAATTGTCCCTTGCCTAAAACCTTTCTGATGGTGGCTCTCATTCCTGCCTCGAAAGGTATGATTGCACACTGGTATGTCTCATCGGTCAAAACCTCGCCAGATACATACTTTCCGACCTCTGTTCCAGTTCTTATCTTACCTTCAACGAGTGAATATGTCGTGTCGCTGTTCCCTCCCACGCTGCGGTCGTATCCATACCATTCATCGCTTGATGTCTTAGCCACTGCCGTTTCGTATCTTCCATAGAATACTCCATCCGTTATTGCCTTCTCGTAGGTGTCGTAGCTGTTGTTTTTGGTGAACCGCAGATACTTCGTGCAATTCAACTCGTTCAGCTTCAAATCGGACGATTGCAGCGTTGCCAATGCTTGGAACAATCCCCAATAAATCGAAATTTCGATGGTTTCCTTTACGCTCAGAACGCTTGCCCTTCCGCTGTGGATAATCTCCAAGCCGTTGCGGAAATAACGTGCTGTGTGGAAAATATAGGGGTATTTGCTGCTGGTGCTCGGTTTCCCGGCAAACTCCAGCACAGCCATATTATGCGCTGTCTTGGGCAGGTTGATGGTGTATGTTGTGTTGGCGGTCATTTTCGTGATGTCACGGAAAAGATTGCTCTTGATGTCGAGCGTGATTGCCGATTCCTCGCTCATATCCATCAAGATGCCATCGATGTATAGTTGCTGGTCTGTCATAACTGCTGAATCTGTGTATTGTTAATAACTAGGTTGCAGACGAAATCCTGCAACTCTGCTGTTGTCTTGGTGTAGGTTCCTGCCTTGATTGTCACACTCTGCCACTTGTCGCCACCGAGGTACATATCCACGACCGGGCTGCTGGCTAGGTCTTGCAGGAAATCGAACGTCTCGCTGTCTACAAGCGGGGCACAAAGTGGTATGGTGTCCTCTCTGCCGTAACCCTGCCTTCTGCCGTTTGCTCCGAGGTAGCCGAATATCGTATCGTCATACTCTCCGAGGTTGTTACGTACAAAGCTGGTGTCGCTGCTTATCGCCCTGCTCTCATCGCCTTGCGTGAATAGCCAGTAGCGATAGAATCCGTGACGATCAACCCAACGCAGGTAGATACCCTTCTCCGTGTCGTTCCTTTCTATCCTTGCAAGGAGAGACTGCTTGCCACCGCTCGCCATCGCAAAGGTAAGGTCGAAAACGTCCGTGAACGTTCCCAGCTCTATCTTGCCATCGTAGTCGTAGATGTTCCAGTACCTCGCCTTGTTTGGCAGAACGCTGGTATTAATGTCCACGATGCCAGCGATGCCGGGCTTAACTAACTTGTTTGGTGCTCCCTCGTAGCCTACAAGTATCTGGGAAGCCGTATTGAGATAAAAACCAAAGGTGAATGGGAAATGCGTGAACCATGTCAGCTTCTTGCGTCCGTTCCACGTCTCGCCTGCCCTCATCGCTCCCCATACGTAGAAGGTCGTATAGCTGAATGCCGCAAGGTCGCTCCCCTCGCTGTTCTTGACCTTCACGGAAATATTGAACTCTGCCCCGAGGTTGCTCTGCTGGCTCACCTTGGTGTAGTCAAGGTTCCCGAAGCTGATGCCATCGAAGAGTGCCTGCACATATTCCCGGTAGTCCATGATGCAGTTATCTGCAAACGCTTCCACGCTGTACGTGTGCGCCCTGGTATCTCTGCTGATGGTTGTCTCGATGCTCGCAACGCCCGAGCCGCTCGCCTTGATGATGCAGGGAAGGAATGCGAAGCCTACAGCGTCCGCATACTTAATCGTGATGCCGTTTTTCGTTGTCTGTCTCATACCGTCTCATTGTTTAGTTTGATACTGCCCACCGACTGGTGGATTAAGAAAATAAGTCGCTGCCCGAGCCGCTTCATCGTGTCGGGCACAACGTTGCTGTATACGTCAGCCCTGCCGCCCGTCCGGTGCAGTTTAGAACCCTTGTTGGCTATGGTATGGGCGATGGCTACTGCCATGCTCATGTCGCCACGCTCTTGTGGAGTGTACTTGTGTGTCCGGTTCGTCTTGTAGGGAATAGGTCTGCCGTGCAGTCCCTTGTCCTTCATCCACTGCCGGATGATGCCAGCAAAGCCGTAGGGTATCTTGCCTGACCTTCGTCCGGTCTCGAGAACTCCGAATGGCTTGTGTCCCCAGAGGATGGTTTCTTCCTCGCTGGGCTGCTCCACCTTTAGGCTCGCAATCGTTCGCCCTGATGCGTTCTGTCCGTTGATACGTATGTGGTTGATGATAAGTTGCCGTGCTCTCTCCACTTCCTCACGCATGATGATCGATGCCGCCTTGGGGTCGAATTGAATACCTCCCTTGCTCATACCTCGCACCCTCCTATGCTCTGTGTCAGCTGAAGGGAGTACATTACGCCAGACACGATCGTGCTCAGCCGCTCGATGATGGTCTCGTAGTACTGCTGCCCCTCCAGCGGTTCGAACTGGTGCGACTGGTTGATGGCTCGTATCATCCTTGCCCCTGCCATCTTCATTCGGTCGATGCACTCTCCGTTGTCTTCGCCTTCCGCTCCCCTTGGTACGGTGTCGAGATACGCCAGGGCTACGTTCACGGTGTCGTATACTCTGCCGTTGCGTATCTCTGTCGTGCCGCTGGCTGGGATGATGCAGACGATTGCAGGATAGTTCAGTTTCTCCAGCTTGGTGTCCGCTGTGTCCCAGTCCTCAAATAGGTAGGTGTAGTCTGGTAGCGTGTCTGCTGCCAGCTGCTTTAATGTCTCTCTGATTGTTGCCATAATTATCTAGATTTACGTTTCATTTCCTCCGCTTGCAACTTCTGCAGGTTCCGCTCGTACACGCTTCTCTTGTTGTCCATTTCCATGCACTTGTAGATGCGAAGCCATGGTGTCTTCAATACTTGGTCGTGGTCGCTGATGCCCATCCTTACCGCATACCAGTCGAGCATGCCGAACAGTCCGAACCGCAGGGTATCGATGCCTGCCTCCTTCTCCAGTCTCGTTGGCTTCGCTGTGTCTGTGCTCTCGAAGAGCTTGTTGATGCGCTCCACCTCTGCTGTTACCCAGCCGATGAGCATAACGACATCAACCGCCCTAGCCTGCTCCACTTCCTTGTGGCTCAGACCGAGGACGGTTGTCACTATCTGATACAGACTTTCCTCGCTGTCTGATAGCTGGGAAAGGTCTATCAGCTGCCCGATGGATAGCTGGTTGAGATTGTCGGGCACTTGTTTGCCTCCAACGAACGCTGGTCGTGGCTGCTTGCCGATTTTGTAGCTGGTGTGTCTAGCAACTGCCAGCCAGTACTTGAATGTCGTGTTCTTATCCATACGCTTTATATTTTTGTCTTATCTTTGCCTTAATACGTGCGCCCTAGCCGTTCCGTGACTTGCTACGGATAACTTCTTCAAGGCTACGTATCGTATTGCGTCTATGCCGTGGTTAAATGCGTCTATAGGCTGGTTCGTGGTCTCTCCATCCCTTGACTTCTTCCACTTGTATTGCTGCATGTTCCCGATGATGCCGTGGCTGCGTCTTGTTATGTTGATGCGAAAACGCTTCAAGATGTCGATGCCGTTGTTGATACTGTCCTTGCCCTTGGTGCTGCCGATTATCCACAGACCTCGGTTGTGTATCTCCTGAATGCTCTTAGGCTCTGCCGAATCAGCAATGATAAGGTCTCGTTTTGTCAGTCCGTTTTCCTTGCATCGGTCTGCGATGTCATCGTTCGTCATTCCGGGCTGGTAGATTTCCTCATCCACCCACAACTCTCCGTGCGCCAATATAAGGTGCTCCACTGCTGTCGGGTCGTTGGTGAATCCGAAGTCCAACCCCCTGCATTCCATCTTCCACTCCTCCCTTGGTGGCAGCTTGTCAACGATGCCCCAGTTAGTGAAGATAAGCCCGGTTATCTTTCCGGTCAGTCCACGCGCATACACTCGCCACAGTTCGGGGTCGTCAATCTCTTCAATCTTTTTGTGCTCCTCCTCAGTCAGGAATCGGTTGTTTCGGTGGTCGCTTAGGATCAGCCGGCAGTCATCCCTGCCGATGATGTTGTTGTGGACCCAGAAGCGTGCGCTTGGATTGTAGTCGATGAACACCTGCTTTCGGGTTCGGATGGCAAGCTGCCAAAACACTTCGTATGGCACACCGTTCGCCTCGTTCACGAACAGATAGTCTCGCTTACCGTTCTTAGCGTCCTGCGCATCCTTGTAGCTTTTGAACTCGATGATTGAGCCGTTTTTTCCTCGGTAGCTGCTGTCGCTCTTGTTGTTCTTGAACCAGTCCAGCAACTCTGCCCTTGTGTGCAGGATGGTGTCGAGGTCTCGCATGGCTCCCACCTTTAAGTTCGGGAGGTCTTGACCGCAAACCGTGATAATTGCCATGGGGTGCTCAAAAGAAAGCACTATAAGACGCTGCATAATGGTGTATGTCTTCCCCGAGGACGTGCCTCCTTGGTTTACGAGAAACCTTGGCTTCACGTCCGCATTCGGTTCATAAAGTTCACCAATAACGTCAAATAGTGCCATTCTTTCAAACAATAAAAACTTAAAACAAAATTATGGTAAAAAATTATTCTTTGTCCAATCCCTCACGCTCGATTACTTCCTGCTCGCTGGATGCACACTGGTGTCCCGAGTTGATGTAGCGTACCTCGATGCCGCCTTGGAAGCCTGCGTTCAGGTCGAGCACGACCTTATCCAGTCCGAGCAGCTTGCAAATCTGCGTCTCTGCCTTGATGATGATGTCGAGGTAGCGTGGTTCTCCGAATCCTCGTTTCTCGGCATCGTACATTATCGCCTTGACCGTCTCGATTGAAATCTGTTTTCCTCGCTCATCTACGATTGGCAGTCCATGCTGGGTTGATTTCTGAACGTGGTAGTCTTCCTTGGACTTCTCCCACGCTTCCCATGCTTCACGTATCACCAGTTTCAACCTTGCCACCTCGCTGGTTATTTTCTCGTCTGTGTCGGTCAGCCGCTCCTCCCTCCACTCCTTCAATAACCGCTGAATGTCGCAGTGCGCTTGATTGTATTTCGGTCTGTCGAGCCGCTTGCGAACCTCTGCCGTGATTTCTCGCTCCGTCCACCCTCTGCGGTATAAGGGTGCGATAATCTGCAGGCGGTTCTCGATGTCGATTTTCTGCGCTCGATGTTTGTTGTTATTACCTTGTGGCATACGATTCTGATTTCTTGAAATTTATTTGATTTTTTATAAAAATTCATCTTGAAAAACTTGCATATTTCAAATAAATTTCGTATCTTTGCAAACGTAATAAGGGAAGTGTCCTTACTTACTGAAACCCTCCGAGGATGAGGGAAAAGTAAAATGAAATCCCAAAGTCTTATGAACGTACTGAAAATTTCATTAAAGATTTGGAAAATAGAAATCTTATCATTTACGATTAGATTATTCTAAATTCCAAGGGGTGGTGCTCGAACCACCACCCCACTTTGGGATTTCGTTTGCAAATTTACGAATTAATTTTCATATCACCAAATTTTTAACATTATGAGTACTACGAATGAAACTACCTCCAAATCTTGGGGAGGTGCTCGCAAGGGCGCAGGGCGAACGAAGAAATACGCTGCAACATTCTATTTCGGTGCTACCGAGGACGTGGCTAACATCTTGGCAGGGGTCGATAAGAAAGACCGCAGCGGCTTCATCAACCAGTGTATTCTCAAAGCGATGGGCAGGGGTTAATCTCCTGCCTTTTTCGTTTCCGCTCCCTTGGAGGTTATTTTCTGAGAATTTCGTGCACACGGCTCGAACGTTTCAATCACGCTTAGTTATGCGCATGGTTTGAGAACGTGCCGCATACGCCCGCATATCGTCTCATCCGTTTATTATCTCCCATTCCCCGGTTGCTTTTACCAGTTGCGCCATCGGTGCTTGGTCTGAGTACTCGCAGCTTGGGTCTTGGTTATCCCATTGCGCAATGAACCGCGACTTAGGGAAAGCCATCCGCAGGCAGATTACAGTCTCTCCGCTTCCGGTCGGTATGGTGTAGGTCTGTCCCTTCTTGATGATGTCGGAAAAAGTCGTTCTGTATTCCGCTGCCAGTTGGTTCATCATATCCATTGGCAGGTGTCCGCTCGTTGCATCGAAGGAATCGGGGAAGGTGTTGCGTATCTCGTTCATGCTCCACCAGCGGTTTGCGCTCAGGTCGCCACCGGGAGAAATTTCCACGCAGGGGATGCCTGCCTCCTTGATGGCTCTTGATGCGTTTCCGCAGGAGAAACAGACGCAGCGGTCGATGTGGTTCTCTTCCATGTGCCGCTTGATGATGCAGGCACGGATTGCCTTCGCAGTTCTGCTGATGTCAATCGTCTGTGCCTTCATCGCTCTGCCCTCCTTCCTCTGCTGGTTGCTCTTCCTCTCCTGCTGGTGGTGCTACGCTGTTGAAGGTGTCCGCAAGCTGTTGCGCCTCTTCCTCGTTGTATTCGATAGGCTGGAAATGGTCTTGGACGTGTTTCGGGTCGCCCTTGTAGAAAACGAGCACGTTGGAGTGCATCTTTTCGGGCATTCTCATATCCTCGAACGTCTTCTTGATTTCGTCCATTTCGCCTTTATAGAAAACGAGCACGTTCTGGTGGCACTTCTGCGTCTTGCGTGATTTCATGCCTCCGTCTGCTCTCAGGCATCGGGACGCGACCTGCTCGATAAATATAAGTTCGTTGTAATAGTGAAGTCCGAGCCGCAGGAAGGTGGAGATATTGTCTCCAACGAAATTCCGGTACTCTCCGTTCTTCTTGTTTCGTACCTCCCCAATCTTGACAACCAGGAATGAACCGTCCTTCATCTTATCCACGCATTGCCTGAAGATGTTTTCGTACTGGCTCATGAATTCCTCGTATGTGCCGAGTGCGCTCATGTCTTCCTTGCTGTAGACTTCCAGGTCGTAATAGGGTGGCGAGGTGAAACAGAGGTCGAAATCGCTGTCTTTGATTATCTGCCCGATGTTGTTTGAATCACCGCAGAAATATTTCACGCTGCCGTAGTCCTTGGTCGCTTCTGTGTTGATGTCGACCTGCTCCTTACGGATTTCCACAGCTTGATAGTCGTAGCCTAGCGTGGCAGCAACAACACCTTTTGTCTGCTCCCCTCCGAATGGGTCGATAATCTTTCCATGTGGCTTGCAGAACCATCGCATGATGATTTCAGCCAGTACTGGGTCGAAAAGGCTTGTACCCTGCGCCAATACGCTACGGTCTGCCTTGGCTTTCTCTTCGGGCGATACATAGTTCTCGAAATACTCATCGAATGAGATGCCTTTCTCTTTTCTGAACTTCTCGCTCTTGCTGTACAGTTCCTTGTATCGCATTTCCTTGGAACGGAAGAGGGTCTGTTCACGGCTTGCCCCGATATCCTTGCTGGAAACGATGGCACGCCATTGCTTCTTGCGCTCAACCCAGTAACCTTGACGTGTGTCGAGGATTGAGAAGGGAGGAACGACAAACTTATCCACCAGGCTTGGCTTCGGTGCTCCTTCTCCTTCCGTTGGAGTATCGCCCCCCTGCTTTTGTTCCTCGCTGATGCCTGCCATACCGAGAATCCATTGTGGGATTGCCCAGTCCGTCAACGGCTGGTCTCCGAACTGGTTCGCCAGTGCTTCGGTGTCCCAGTCTCCGAAACCAGCATTATCCTTGATGATGAATTCTTTCTTCTGCGCTTCCGTGAGGTCTGATGCCTTGACGATGGTTGCAGTTGGCTGCTCCTTCCACAGGCTCCAGTAGTAGGCGGTTAACCGCTTCTCTGAATCGGTCAGCCGCTGGTCTGTGTCGAGAACGTCATTGATGTTTTCGGGTGTCATGCTCACGATGTGGCAGAGTGCCCTCGTTCTCATGTTCCCACCCAGTACCTTGTAGGTTTCGTCTACGACTATCGGGCGAAGCTGGAGCATCTTAGGAAATACAAGAATGCTCTTGACCAGCTTTTGGAAGCTCGCCTCAGTTATGGTTCTCGGGTTCGCTTCGTTCTCGCTGACCCTCGATAGTGCGATTTCTTCTGTTTTCATTTTCTTCTTGTTTTAAGTTCGAAATTTGTGCTTATCTAATAAACACTGGCGCAAAGATACGACTTTTTTGCTTTAGTTGTTTGTTCTTTGCACACTTTTAACTTTTTCCAACACTTCGTTTTTATCTTATCCATCAAAGGCTCTGATGGTCTTTTGCAGGGTTGTCTGCGGTTTCTTCGGCATTACTCTGACCGGGTATCCTGCACAGACCCATGCGAGGAGAAGTGCGTCTCTCTGGTCTTGGTTCATTCTCGACATCTTTTGTCCTGCGCTTACAAAATAAGCAAGTTCGTCTTGGGTGATTTTTCCGTCTTTACCCTTCCAGCATTTTTTCAATGGCTTGATGATTTCGCAGGGGATATTGTAGTGTTTACAGCACTCGACAATCAAGATTCCGGTCTGATGGTTCATTCCGGTAGAGCGTCCGATTGCTGCTGCCTTGACTGCTGTCATGAACCGATTAAGCACATGCCAGTTGCTTTTGTTGAGCCAGCCGCCTTCAATAACGACCTTAATCTTTTTGCAACTCTCGTTCATAGCCTTGAGGTAATCTATCAAAGCCGGGAAGTTCATTTTATAGGCGAGAAACTTCTTGTCGTCAAAGACTGCTCCAACTCCGCTTTCCAGGTTGTCGGGGTCGATGCCGATTATAACTGTTCCTTTTTCCATTTCATTTTTTCTTTAAAGTACTTATTTTGTTTAAATTTCACGCATAAGCGTTTATTTTGTTTTGCTGGTGTAGTTCATTACTCAACACCATTTACGTGCGCATATACGTGCGCACATGCGTTATTATCCCTATCTTTCCCCTACCCCTTTCTTTCCCTTCTTTTTGGTTGCGATAGAGAAAGCTGGCAGGGATTCCGGAAGTTGTCTGCGGGTGCAAAATAAATGAATAACAAAATGTATATGTTGCGGACACTTCCTTCTTCCACCGCCAGCCGTAGGATAAAAGCATAATTAATATTATATCATCGTCTTCTTTCTATTTCTTCATGTACCACCTCGCTTTCTTTGTTTGTTGTCAGACTTCGGGAGATGCGTTTCCGGCTCGCCTATCATAATTTCAAGATGTTATAAGTTTATTTGTTTTGATAGGAGAGCCATCCCCTTCTGTCCTCGCTGGTTAAAAACTCTTTTATTGAACTCACGACCGATTATTCTTTTTGTTTTCGAGCAGCCATGCCAGATGCGCTGCCTGCTGCGGATTCTTGAACATGGATAGAGCCTTCTCTACGTCCGGCTTCTTCCTCTCACGCATCGCTCTGTCGGCTACCCGGTTCTTCGTACCGTAGTTCCGGTAGTGCTTACTCCAGTACTCCTTTTGATACGCCCGGTATTTTTCCCGGTTTCTCTTTCGCCATTCCTTCGTGGCTCTGAGGATCTGTTCCCGGTGTTCCTGGTAGTACGTTCTGTTCTTCTCCCTTGTTGCGAAATCGCTCATTGCATTCAAGTATTACCTGATGTTCTACATATTGCTTGCGTGCCGGGCAATAGATGCCATTTAAGCAATTTCGCCCGGAATCGCAAGCCTTGCATAATTCGCTCGCCATACGTCTTAGAATGGTAAATCCTCAATGTCGTAGGAAGTGAAGACAATATTCTCGTGCCCCTCGAATGGGATGCAGTGAGTGAAGTCTGCTGGCTTTCCGGTATGTAAAGGCAGGACGTTGTATCTATTGGTGAAACTCTCTCCACGGTCACGAATGAATAACGCAGGAAGCCACTTGAATTCTTTTCCGAGCCTTACCAGCACCTTGTCAAAGGTCTTGAAGGCTGGCTTCTTCATCGGTTTCTTCGGTGTCTTCTCCCAGAGGGTATAAGCCTCTTTGAACGTGCAATATTCGCCCTCTGTTGCTTCTCGCAGTTCATCGTGCACGCTGATTCGCAGGTCGAAGGCTTGGTCGGTCACGAACTTCTCGTTCTCGATTTCGTACTGGTTGCCGAATGTCAGCGTATCTTCGCTTTCGTCCTTGTCGATGAGCTTGCCGATGATTGTCAGCTCTCCGTCCTCATCATCCTCATTGAAGACGTAGAGTTTTCCGATTTCAAACGTAAGTTTCTCCGTCTTCTCAATCTCCAGAGTTTCACGGTTCAGCTTTCCACCAAAACATTTATTGATGTTATTGATGTAGGTCTGGGCTTCATCATCGCTGGCTTTCTCAAATACAGAAGTTTCCATTTGGAATACTTCTTCATTATAACATTCTTTCCAAAGATAATACTTGCCTCTGAATTTTGTGAAGGCATCATCCTCAAACTTCTCAAAGATAATATGTACTTCTCTGTCTTTACTGACAAGAACGTCTCCCTTCTTGAATAACTTGCCCCAGTCTCTCATTTCGTTAGAAGGGAAGAGCAGAACTTCTCCTTCTTTAGAGACTTTTCCGTTCTTGTCGAAAAAGTGTTCTATTCCAGCTTCGTCCTCAGTCCAGATTGCTTTCGCACTGTCCTTGTCGTTTGCTATTCCACTGTGCCACACCCTTCCACATATTGGCGTGTATAGCTCTGTACCACGCTCTTCATCTTTGAGTATTTCGTAAATATCAATATCTTTCTGTTTCATTGTCTGAATGTTTTTTATTGTTTATAATTTCTCTTGTCCGAGTTTCTTGTATAGCTCAATCAGCTCCATTGTATCGAGCCAAAAGTCGGTGTTGCCAACGAATACGTGATGATGATGATTGTCCTTGATGATTTCTATCTTCTTCATTTTCAACTACGTTTAAAATTGTTTGTGTCCGCATTGTAATCCTTTAGGATACATTCTAGAGCCTTTACCTCATCATCTGCCAGCCAGATGTCTCTGTCGCCAACTGACAGATGATGAAGCCCACACTCACGGACAAGTTTTATATCAACTCTGTTCATAGCCAATACGGTTTATGATAACTATTTAAAAAGTTCCTGCTGCGGATGAATGATGTCTGCCCGCTTCTTCTTAGCCGCCCAGAGAAGGAGGTTGGTGTTCTTGGTTCCAGCATTCTTCTCGAGGTCTCTGATGATGCAGGTCAGAGCATCTTGAACCGCTTCTTTCTCATTACCGTAGAAGATGCTGAGAGCGTCATATCTACTCGGGTAGCCTGCCGGGCTGTCGTACCCGTGCTTTCCCTTCTGAATGCTGTAGCCCCATATCCAGCCGAACTGGGTGTTGGCGGTCATTACCTTCCATCCCCAGTTGTCTGCACCCTCTACGGCATACTCGATTACGTGCGGATTGATGCAAATATCCTTGATGTTGTACTTGAAGCCTTCATGCTCTGCGACCGGCTTCTTGATGTCGTAGCCGTTATCGGTCAGCCACTTTAACCAATCATTCGATGTCTTGAATACGAGCCCTGCGGCTCTGCATTCGTGGAAAAATAATTCATTCATGGCTATTCCCCCGATTTTTGATTATCAGTAATTAACTTGCGTAATCTAGATATAACCTTACTTGCGTTCTTATCATGCACCCCTTCGTAAAGTCCAAGATGCATCATAATGATGTTTAACGCAGGGTCATCTATTTCAACAGCCCTTTCTGCAAGTATTCCAAGCACACGTGCCAAAATCGTAAAAGTCACAGGATAAGGAGTGCTTTTCGAACACTCTGCTATCTCTTTCAATAGCCTTGGCATATCAACCTTGAACACCATGTCGTTCATAACATAGTCCTGAACTTTCTTACTTTTGATTTTCTTCATATCTATCCCTCCTTGATGTACTCGGCAAGTGCTTCACGCTGCCCAGATGTCAGTGCGTCTGCGATGCGCTCGGCAATCTCTTTTTGGTCTGAACTGCTCATTCTATCGAATGTGTCGGTAATGATGTCGGCAGCAGTATCGTCTTCGAGATACCACATATTATCCTTTACCACATCCGCTCTTTCTTCTTCCCCTGGTAAGTTCCTGAACATGTCGACCAAGAACTCCACCTGGTCTTTATCCGACAAATTGTCAAACATATCCTCTAAGTCGATGTCAATGCTCTGATTATTGTATTCTGCCATAATTCTTTTGTTTTAAGTGTTTAAATTCTGTTTGATGTATAATTTACCGTCCGAAGCGTGAAAACGTCCCAGAGCGGCTGATTTTGCCCTCATTTATTATTTTTCGGGCTTCCAGTCGATGCCCAGCCGCTGCAGAACTCCCTTCTCGTAGTATCTTGTCAGCGAATCCTTGGCAGGCTTGTTGTTCGGGTTCTTCTTCAAGTCTTCAAGGTTCTGCTGGATTACCCACCGGAACTTGCTGTCTTGACTCTGCTGGCTCGCTGGCTGCTGGTGCTTGGCTTGCTCGTAGAGTTCCCCGATGCTCGGTCTTGCCGTTGCCGCTGGATCCTGCGCCTTGGCTGCTGCCGATTGCGGCTGCTGGCTTGCTGCTGGCTTGGTGTTGTCGTAGTTGCCCTCCAGCACCTTCGGGAAATACTTCCTTGTCATTACCCAGTCGTATGATGCCCAGGAATGCCCTGCGTTCAGATAGTCGCTAGCCATAGCCTTGTCGATGGCTAGGTAAATCTTGGAAATATCTCCCTTGCAGTCCTTGAGCCTTCCTCTGATTGCCTCCTTGCGGTTGTCCGTCATCAGCGTCAGCCTTCGCATTGCGCTGTTGGTCTTGTCGTGCTGCTCGTTCCAGTAGTCCTTGATGGCTGCGTAGTCGATTTCGCCTTTCTTGGATTTCTTCTTCTCAGAACTTTTTTGCGGTTCTTCTGCAGCGCAAACGTTTTTCTCGGAAAAACTTTGCATAGAAGCTTCTTTAGAAGGTTCTAATATATTTGTTTCTTTAGAAACATCACTATCACTAACACTATCACTATCACTATCACTATCACTATCACTATCACTTAGGTATCGTGTCGTATCGTTTGGTATACGTCCGTATACGTTCGTATCGTTTGGTATACGTCCGTTTTCTTTGGTATCATTCGTATTCGGTTTATTCCATCGTTTACGAATGTTCTCACGATTACGTTCGCATTTCTTTTGGTACTTCTGCTGGTTTCTGTCAATCTTATCTTTGATAAAGACGAAAGCCATACGCACGACTGGTTCCAGATTGATAACCTCGCCATCCCTTGCGTATATGAAGAGTGCCCGGGTCAGTTGCCCGAGTTGCTCGTCCGTCAGCCCCTCGATTAATTGATAGTCTGATGTGTATAAGATAAATGAATCACTCATGATGTTTTATTCTGATAATGATAGTTTCTTTTCCAGCTTCCGTTTGAGCACGGTAGCCATACGGATTTTGTTCCGCTGGCTTGTGTCGGTCGGTGCTGTCACTTCCCCACCTAGGGAAATTTAATTCTCCAGTTGAGAAATTATATTCCTTAGGTCGGTTTTTGATATAGGAACGCTAGCCATAAGCCCTGTCTTTACTTAATGAGCAATCTTCTTGCTCCCTGCACCTGCTTGATGTAGGCAGCGCATTCCTCGGGATGGTCTGTCTGAAAAGCCTTGGCATCGAACTTCTCGCTTGCCTTCGGTGCTTTCCACGTTGCCAGCGTCTTGCCGTTTCCGTCAACGATGCTTTCAGCGTCCCCGAAGAACAGCTTCAAGTTGTCCTCAATCTCCTTCTGTCGGTTCTCCAGTGCCTTGCCCTTCTCCCTGATTTCCTTCAACTCGATGAGCATGTCTCCGATTTCTGCTGTGGCTTCAATCTCCTTTCCTACCTTGTGCAGTGGTGACTTCAAAAGAACGTCTTGTGCGCTGTATGCAGGCGGCTCTTGGTTGCCCACGATGTAGTCAAGCCAGAACTTGGTTATCTCGTCCCTCATCCAGCCATAAAACTCTGGATCGAAGTCGATGTCACGGTAGCCGAACTCCCTGCCTGCTGTCAGCCAGGCAAGTGCTCCGTCCTTGTATTCGCCCACTCCGAGGTTCATTTGCAGCTGGCAGAACCAATGTTTCGGCAGGTCGTCTGCGTCTATCTGCATCTGCGTGGTCTTGCATTCGAGGATAGACTTCTCTGCTTCATTGTGCTTTGCCCCGGTTCTCCAGAAGGTGCGGTCTGGACTTACTCTCAGATACGGAGTATCGGTGTTCGTGATGGTGTAGTCGTCCGTGCTCGCCTTGATGATGTGGCAGTGGCTCTCCCGCTTAAAGAACTGCGCCACGGCATCCTCCAGCAGGTGTCCTGCAACCATCGCAAAGTTCTCAACCTTTGGTGGGTCGATACCCTTCTTGCGTCTCCACAACTGGTATGGTGTTTCCCATGGATTCAGTCCCAGTACTGTGCCTGCCTCTGATGCGCCTATTCCCTTCGAGCGGTTCTGCAACCACTCCTCTCTGCTTTTATATTTAATTATCTGCTTCATTGTCTTTTATTTTTATGTTTGCGGTATAATACATTTTCGCTGCTCCAATGATAAGCTGACGAACGAATTCATCCCTCTTCATTGAATGCACAAGTCCACTTGCGAGGATATCGGCTTTTCCGGAATAGGCAATATGGAAATCGAAACCTTTGTTTCCGTTTTCGTCTGTGTCTCCAGTCGTCTCTGCTGCAACCTGCAGATAGTTTCTTTCTTCCTCGTCTTCCTCTGCCCATGCCTTGTAAGCGTCTGCGGTTCTACTGAAGTACTTGTCGATGGTACTCTTGTGTCTCTGATTGTTTTCTTTTTCTGCCATAATTTTTACTGAATGTTTAAAAGTTGCCACGGCTTCCCTTGGTAGGTTGTGATGGGAGCCCACCCAATAGGTTGTGCCGTGGCGGTTCGGGCTTAACGTTATAACTTTATAAACTAAAACTATTTCTTCGCTGCTGTGCCAGTCTTGCCTTGGCTGCGGTTCATAGCCTTCTGCGCCTTATTCTTGGCATCATCGGCTGCTGCCTGCGCCTGCTGTGCGATGGTTTCCTGCTGCTTTGGCTTCTTGAAGGTCTCCTCTACGGTGGTCGTGCCTTCCTTGATGGCGTTGTATACACCAGCCAGCTTCTGAATGTCCTCTGCTGTGACTTCCTCGGCTGATTTCTTGCCCAGGTAGTCAAGAAGCATAAGGTCTGTTACCTGATAGGCTTGGAAGCAGGCTACACAGCTCTTCCACTGGCTCTTGACGCCAGTCTGCTTTATGTGCTCGAGTGCCTTCGCCTGCACTTCCTTCACAACGCTTGCAATCAATACCTGCGGTACGACCTTGCAGATTGCGTTACGCTGGGCAATCGCCACGGCTGCATTGCCAACTACCACCTGCATGTCCTGCGAGAAGGTGTAGCCCTTCGATGTCAGAATGCTGCGCTTCACTTCAACGGAGTAGGCAACGTTGCTCTCAAGGTCGTGGCAAACACCCTGCGCTGTAATGGTCTTGCCATCGTTTGCGATGATGCGACCCGCGATGCGCAGGTTCTTCCAACATGCAGAAATAATTTCTGTAAATCTCACGCTAGGACCCTCAATAACCGATACCTGACCATCCTTGCCCTTGCGCTCTAGGTGATAGAAGCAATTGTATGCAACATCATCGTCCATCGCTGCCAGTGCTACCATGTTCTGCTTGCATTGCATGATGTCTCTCGGGAACTTGTGCGCTGTGGCAATCTGTCCGTCAATCTCCGAGCGGTTGATAGCTTCCAGCATTTCGCCACCGCTCACATTGATAATTTCATTTTCCATAATTCGTTCTTTTTATTGTTCGACTTATTGTTCATTAACTCTAGTGGAAGGCTGGGGATTCGAACCCCAGTTGATTGCTACCCCACCCTTGCCTGCTGCTGGCGGATGCCCTTCCGTTGCAGGGCGCACGCTCGGTTTCCGCATATTATTGCATGGTAAAAACAACTAATTTTAGATAACCTTGAAAAATGAGTTTTGCGTGCGCCCTTTGCCCTGCCGCTGCAGGGAGCCATATAATAATTGTTTAACATCGTAGTCAAACCAGTTGAGCCATAAGGCTGTCGAGCCTACTTTCCTCGAAAGCGTCCATCGGGTCCTGGTCTGCGTATTGGCTGTTCTCCTCCAGCCAGTCGTCCATCACGTCCTGATAGTTAACGCAACCCTCGATAGCTTCCTCCAGCCGCTCGCTGTCGTTGTTGTTATTCTTGTGCGTCACGACCGCTGTGTTCCCGGTTCTGTCGCACCAGACTGAAATGTCGCCTGCCTTTGTCTTGATGTCTACCCTTGCGACCGCTGGTCGCTGTGGATCACGGTCTAACTCCAGCCAGATGGCATCGTACATTGCCTCTTCGCATTGTTTGATAATTCTTGGTTTCATAATGCTAAATATTTCTTTTAATAACAAAGACGTTCTACCTTATATACTTTCTTGCTAAGTAGTCTTCTCATACTCTACTTGAATTTAATGATGAAAAACTCAGTATCAAGCCATTTGTCGGGGCATAAGCCTTTCCTAGGCTTGCCGATGGTGATACTCTCAATCTCCTTTTCGATACGTGGACTATCCTTGCGGTAGCCGTTGATAAAGAGGACGTGGGTAAACGGAATAGTTTTATAGTATGGGCTATTAAAACAATACTTAGCCATTTCGGGACTTATGCTATCCCATTTCTCGGACAAATCCTTGTCTAGTTTACTGAATGGCTCTTCAAGTTCTGAGCGAACTAAAAGAAGTCGTTTTGCCCAATAACCTTTAATAATACGATACTCTTCCTTCTTTTCGCCCGATACTACCATGTCGAACCATTGCTTGTCAATGGTGAGGGTCAGAACATTCTTCTTCCAATCAGCGACAGCTTCCTTCAAATACTTATCCATTACCTTTATCAACCTTTCCATCTTCTTTATGATTTACTTTCTCGTAGGCATTCATCATAGGGCAATCCTCCAGACTTTTTTAATCTCGCTGCCCTCGAAAACCTTGCGGTTGTCGATTCTGCGGAACTTGACCTTAATCTTACCAGCCTGCAACCATCTGCGCAGGGTGTTGCGATGGATGCCAAGCACCTTGCAGGTCTCTGTCATGGTGTATCTGCCTGCATCCGCTACATTTGGTTCTACGTTCGTCATATTAAGCCCTCCAAAAGATTAATGTTACTAACATGGTGACAATTACCAGGGATAATACTTCGTCACTTGTGATAATCTCGATAAACTTCTTCATACGCTCTGAATGTTTAAATTGGTTCTACTTGATTATTTGCGCACGGCTGCACGTCTCTTCTTTGGTGTTATCAATCCAGCCTTGATGAGGATAACACGCACGTTCTGCTGGGTGCAACCAACACGCTGTGAAACTGCGAGCATTATTCTGCTGTCTGAGGTCTCGGCAGGTGCCTTTGCTCGGAAATCTGCAAACATCGCTATGATGTTCTTCTTTCTTTCGTCCTGCTGCTTCTGCAGTGGGGTTCGAAAATCATAATTAAAATTTTCTCCCATTTTCTTTGTATTTTAAATTATTTTGTTTATCTTTGCCAAAGAGTTTTTAAACTCATTGTGTAATTCGGTTGCAAAGATAGTTTAATTCAGTTTAATATGCAAGTAAAACACAATAAAACTGCATTATTTTAACTTGTTTTAATTCTATTGTAAACTATTTTACATTATTTTAAATTAGTTCGATATGAATACAAATGAAGAAGTAATAAACAGAATTACAGAAATTAGAAAGAAGAATGGGCTATCCATCAACAAGTTGGCGGATAAATGTGGAGTAAATTCCGCAAACCTTTCGAGGTCTTTAGCAGGCAAAGCTTCATTGTCCGACCGTGTAATTTACAAAATCGCCAATGCCCTGCACGTCTCGGTTGACTGGCTGGAAAATGGTATTGAACCAATGTTCTCCCCTACGGTCGCCAGTACTGCCGATGTCGGTGCAGGTATTACTGGTTCAAACGTCTCCCAGTCGCTTGGTAGTGATGCAGCCTTGACTGCTGAGAATAAACTGCTGCGAGAACAGAATGAGTTCTTGCAAAGTCAAGTAAAAACCCTGCTTGCCATTGTCGGGCAAAAATAATTTAGTAACTTTGCAAAATGAAAAAAATATGGTTAGTCAAAAAACAACAGACGATAGGGAGACGGACAGAAGAAAGCTCTTGGCTGGGTATCTGTACGACTGCTCGAAAATGATGTACGGAAGCGTTGCTGTCGGTGGTCTGTCTCCTCTACTAACTGGTGACCCATTGCAGGCGGTTCATCAAGTCTGCTTGGTGTCGGGTGTGGCTTGTGGCGCATCACTTGCGTACCTTGCAAATTATATAATGAAATTTAAAAAATAAAGATTATGGATGCATTCTTGTTATTTAACGTGATGGCATTGGGAATGACCATTGCATTCGGCATTTTCTTGAAATCAAAGAAAGGTCAGAAGTGGCTGCGTGAACTTTAGTTCTCGCTCCAGGTACAATATCAACTAAAATTCTAAGTAACGATGAAAGATGAGGATTTCATAGAGCGGAAGGAGAAGGTTCTTCTTGCCGCTCTCGGGAAAAGCTGGCTATGGAAAGCCAGCAGGTTGATAATAGGCATCATCCCTCCAGTGGGTGCGTTTATGATGCTGGTGCACTGCACCCTGCTCTCATTAGGCTATCGGGCAAAGCTCACCGAGTGGATATTCGACTGCTCGCTGTTCGGGTTCATCGCCTGGATCATTGTCAGTCTAGCCTATGGGTTCTGCTGGGTTCATCGAGCGTTCGCTACCTACGGAGTGCTGATTTCGTTCTGCATCGACTTCCAGCGCTCCTTCGGGTTCGGGGTCTTGCGGAAGCCGCTGAACCTGCTGATGGTCGCCCTAGGGCTGCTGCTCTTCTTCGTCTTCATCAAGAAAAAGGCTTGGAATGAGTTCTACGAAAGAAATATTAATCATCTAAAAGAAAAGTAATATGGCTGAATTTATTTCAAATGTCGCAATGATTGCGGCTCTCTATTTTATGGTTGCAATAGTCTTACCTAAGAAGATTATGTTCTTCTTTCCCGAGAATCTGCAAAAAAGGAAGTATGCCATCCTTGGTATGTTTGTTGCCTTCATACTAGGTGCTATTGCATATAGCAATACGAATGAAGGAATGACCGCTTCATCGAATGCCGAAAAAGAGCAGAAAGAAAGTATTGCAGGCTCAAAAGAATGGTATGACAAGTTAATTTCTGTAGCAAGTCGCGACTCGGCTCAGTTATCTAAATTTAAAGTGCTTGATGAGGAAATTAATAAAGCGGACGTTAACGGAATTGGCTTCTACGTCAACCAATACGATAATTACAAAACATACGATAATGGTGTGGATAGTATGAAACAATACTTTGATGCAAACGAGCGTCTTTCTTCTCTTCGCCATTATTGCGTGAAAAGACGTGCGGAGATTATGGAGGAAGCAAAGCCTAAATTGCGCAAAAGATACATAAAGACTCTTGGCGATAAACTTTGGGAAGATGATATTAAAGTCAAGGGAAACGGAAAAACAATAACCTTCATCGGTGGAGTATTTGCTGCAAATAGAAATATAAAAGATTTCGAAGATAAAATAGAGAATACACTTAAAAAACTTGGATTCAAAAGAGTAATATATAAATGGGTTGACGCTGATGTCGAATACACTTATTACGATTTATAACCTTCTTGCCTACGAGGAATACCTGCCAGTGCTCACCCCTTCCGAGGTGGATGGGCTGCTGATTTCTCGCCCAACGCTGGCTCAGTTGCAGGACTGGTCGCAAAGATTGAATAACCATCGGGCAAGGCTGGAAAGCGTTTTCAGTCGTGCCTATCAAAAACAGAAAGATTATGGAAGATAAAAATCTGATGTCCGCTGATGTGGATATAGTAGTTCGTTTCTTCTCTGCCATCGACCGCCTGAAGGCTGATGGTTGCATTGGCGGTCTGAAGACAATAACAGACCGGTATGGTCTCAACCGCTGGAACATCATGTCCCTGCGAGACGAGCCTGCCGAGTACTACGGTCGTTTCCGTCCGTCATGGGTTCAGTTCTTAGTCCGTGACTACCACATCAACCCATACTGGCTGCTCCTTGGCTCGGGAGAGTTCTATGCAACTGGCTTCACGCCCGAAATCGTGAAAAACCTGAATAAAAACTGCACAAGGAAAAAGCAGTCTGCATAAGTTTTTAATTTTCAATTATTTAGAACATACGTTATGATTTTAAGTACAACTTTACTGGTTTTCCCAGTATTTAAAGGGGTTCTTTAATGCTGGGATAACTTGAAAATAACGCAATAATGCACCACGTTGCACCATTGTGGCTCTTAACGCTGAAAATAAACTGAATAAATACTGCACGGAATTATGGCAACACTGAGATTATATCTAGATACGAGGATAAAAAGGCAGGATGGCACGTTCTCCATCCGGCTTGCCGTCAACCATCACGGTGGAACTGCCTTCATATCCCTCAATCAATACTGCAAGAAAGACGAATGGGATAAAAGGGCTTGCAAGGTGCGCAAGCGTCCGGATCGTGATGCTATCAACGACTTCCTCCTTGACCGTCTGAATTTTTATAATAGAATGATGATGAAGGCGCAATGCAGGGAAACATACCGGGGCGATATTACGGCTAGGGAACTCCGGGACTTAATCATGCTTGAAGCCGAGCCTGCAAGGGAAAAGGTCGCTCTGCTTCGTGATGGCTTCATTGCCTACGAGGGAAGGAATCTGAAAGAAAATACTATAAACAGATACAAGTACACTTGGGCAAAGATTGAAGCTTTCATCGGGAAGGAAAAAGCGGCTCTGCTTACATACGATGAGATTAACCGCTCTTGGCTTGAAGACTTCGATGCGTTCATGGCAAAGGAAGGCTTGTCTAGAAATACCAGAACCAGCAGGATGCTCTGTGTCGCTGCTGTCTTCAACCTTGCGATAGATAATGAGCAGACGAAAAACTACCCCTTCCGCAGGTACAGTCTCCGGCTTGAGACAACGAAAAAGCGAGATTTGTCCGTTGAAGAAATCCGCTCTATCTTCGAAGCTGGTGGTGATGAACTGGTCGACATGTTCCTGCTGATGTTCCTGCTGATTGGTATCAATGTGCGTGACTTGTTCGCCTTGACAAAGGAGAATGTCGTCCGTGGAAGGCTGGAATACGACCGGGCGAAGACTGGTAGGCATTACTCCATCCTTCTTCATCCCGAAGCTCTCCGCATCATCGAGAAGTACAAGGGGGAAAAGAAGCTGCTTCGTTTCTCGGAGCATTTCAAAAATGTTGATTCTGCAACGGTTATGATTAATAAGAAACTCGCAAAGGTTCGCCCTGGGCTTACTACGTACTACGCTCGCCATACGTGGGCATCCATCGCCTTCAACCTTGGTATACAAAAGGACGTAATATCGCTGGCACTGGGTCACTCGTTCGGTGTCCGGGTAACTGATACCTACATCAATGCAGACCTATCGAGAGTAGATGAAGCAAACCGCAGGGTTATTGATTACGTGCTATACAACAAGAAATAGCCCTTATTTCTTGCGAATTTGCCGCAGAAACGGCTCAAATTGTTTTCGGGGATAGTTTTACGTGCTTACCACGTAAGCGGCACAGAACGCAAATTTCGGGGTAAATCGGTAAAAGAGCATAAAAATACCCCAGCGGTGAAAAAGTCGAGCCGCTGGGGTAATAAGTGGAGACCACTTTAAACATTCAGTGATGCAAAGGTACGCTTTTCCTTTGAAACCACCAAATTATTTACCAAAAAAATTCTTTCTCAACAAATCATTGATGAATCGTGACTTGTTAGGCAATGCGTTGAGGAAAGGCAGCAGGTCGTTGTCTATCTGTATGCCAACTAGCTTGACCGTCTTGCCTGCACCCTTCTTCGTTCTCTTGATGTTTCTTCTATTATTCTCCATATCCGTGATTCTTTACTGGTTCTCCATTTACTCGCAAGAGGTTGCACTGATAGATGCTACACCTCTTCGGGTTCTTTCGTGGCGTGCCATCCTTCTTGCAGGTCATACCGCGATATACCAGGCAAGGCAAGGAGTTGTATTCGTGGGTTCTCTTCGAAATCTCCCAGCTTTCAACCCTTATCGTGTCGCAGTGGTCGCTGATATAATCTCCTACCAAAACTGAGCTGTGCTCAGTAGCAAATGCTCTTGCCAGTATTCTTCTTTCATTCTCAGCCTTCACGTTGATTTCGTGCAGGGCTTCTCTGTACTCTTGTTCTGTCATTGTCTTCTGTCTCTTTTAAATGGTCTATCTTCAGTTGTCTATCCAACTTGGTTTTCATTCTGTTCATCTTGTGCTCAATCCTGCCGATCTGCTTATAAGATAACCACTCCGGCTTGATATTCAACTCCAGCCAGTACTGGCGCATTTCCTTGCAATGCCGGGCGATGCTCGGGAAATAGAGGTGTCGCCAGTATGGGTAGCGAAGGAAGTACTTGCAATCGGATAACATTCGGGATAGCATCATGTATTTATGCTTTTGCCCTTCTCCGAGACTTACAAGCCTTCCGTTGTCCCCGATCCACAGCATTGCTCCCTCTCCCTTCCAATTAAAGTCGAAAGCCTTGCTTACCGGATAATAATAGCCATCGAGCACCGTGCCTTCCTCTAGGTCTCGCCCAATCTCTCGCAGGCAGGTTCTTCCCCAGCTGGTCGTTACCTCGACCACTGCTTGTGCTGGTATCTTGTCGTATTCCTTCATATCTTACCAAATTTAAATTTCTCTTTCAGTGATGTAATACTTGAATGTCACTCCACTCATTTTAACCTTGAAGTGTCGGTCTCCTTCTTCCAGCATTTCTGCGTGTGGATTGTTTTTGAAGGTTTCCTTGATTCGAGGAAATTCTTCCTCCATTATCTCCTTGGTTCTGTAGTCTTCGATGTGACTATCAACTTGCCCAAGGCTATTTTTGCCGTTCAAAATGTACTGTTTCATATCTTGATATATTGTGCAGGGCTTGCGCCCTGCTGGTTAATAATTCTATTGAAATTGTTATCTGTTTATTCTCTCAAAGCAATGTTCGGAAGGTGTATATATCTCCATGCCAGTCGCCCAGTTAATGTAAACTTTAAATGCCCCTACTTTGCGCCCGAACGCCTTTGCTTGCATCATTCTTTGTTTTTTGTTGTCGAACTCAATTTCTTTTATCCCTACAACATTTCTCTTGCGGTCTTCCGCTTTTAAAAGTGCTAATTCCATAATTGTCTTGCCTCCTATCTTTAATCATAAAGTTCTTTTAATCCGTCTCGCTCGTTAAGTTGGGCTGCAAGCTTATCGGCTTCTTTTATTTCTGAAAATCCGAACCACTTGTTTGAGTGCTCAACAACCTTGTCTCTTCCGTTGATTTCGGGTTTTACGAGTGCTACGGTATAACTTCCGTAGCACTCGATAACTCTCCATACTTTCCAGTCGCCCATATCTATGTCCTCCCTTGATTACTTAGCGTACAGTGTTACAACCAATCCTCTTCTGAGTGCGCAGCGGCAAGCATCCATACCAGCCTTCAATGCTCGCTTGATGAACTTATTGAAGAGTTCTGCACCGATGAGCTTCAAGATACCGCTTACTCCTACGAGTGTGTTTATCTTCTTGCCATCCTCTGTGCGTCCGAAGACCTTAATACGGAAGTTTGAGTTGATAAACTTTGTTGTGAACTCTAAAACGTTTGAATTTGGCTTTTTCATTTTTCTCTGGCTTAACCGTGTTGCCTAGGGCTTAGTTACTGAATGTTTAATGTGCTTATCTCCTAAACACGATGCAAAGATATTAATATTTTTCGGTTCTACCAAAACTTTTCCCGAAAGATATTAATATTTTAACTTTTATTGGCTGTTTATGTCGTAAGCACAGCTGTTTTCGGTCGTTCTCGGTACGTTTTCGGTCGTTCTCGGTACGTTTTCCACGCTCTATATAATAATAACCTGCACGCATTAGCTAGAATGAATATAATCTAACTCTCATATCCCCTACCCCTTTTCTCTCAATGAAAAGTGTTCTTCGCACAAAAAAAACGGGCAGAAAAACGCTCTCCTGCGCTTCCTGCCCTTTTAAAGATTGATATTATGATTGAACCTATTGAACCCTCTTCTTGATGCGCTCCTTTATCCAGCAAACTGCAAGGATTGTCAGGAATAGCAATACGCAATCGCCAGCGAATAATCTTATCTTGTGCCATGTGCTCGCTGGCTTCTCTACCTCCTTGGTCTTGTATCGGTTCACGTAATACTTGACCTTTACGGTGTCGGTCACGAATGTGTAAATGTCGCCCACGATGGTGTCCGTCTTGGTCGATGTCTTCCATCTGGTGGTCGTAAGGTTGTGCCACCGCTCCTTTATTACGGTGTCTCCCTTGATGTACACCAGCACGCTGTCCTGCCTGAATACGCTGTCGTGCTGTCGCGTGTCCTGCCAGTGGATCTGTCGATGGTTCACGCTGTCACGTCTTGCACTGGTGTGTGTGCTGTCGTGATAAACCGTGTTATTTGCGGCTGTTTTAGCGCAGGAACAGCCCAAAATCAAAAGTGGGGTAATTATAAGCATGGCGAGAAATAACGCCACAGAACGCAAATTTCGCCCTTTTCTTGAATTTTCCATACTTTATAAACGTTAGATTGATATGTTTATTACGCAAGCACCTTGATTTTCAAGGCTTCCTTGGCTCGCTTCAAATACTTCTCGCAGGCTACCAGTCCCTTGTAGCCTCCGTTTATCTTCTTGCGGATAGCCTTCAAGTTGTCTTGGTCTGCCAACTCATTGCAGCCGAAAGTGTCGAATACCCACATCGAGGATTTCGTTGCTCCCAGAGAACGCTCCAGGAGTTCGGGACTGCCCACAACATCGAAGCCGCAATAATTGGCATATTTCCGGTAGTTGGCTCGCCCGGTAATCTGTATCAATCCCCTGCCCTTGTACTTCACGCCATCGCCCTGCTGGGTGTTTCCGAGGTCTTTCCTGCCCTCGTAGGCTCTGCCGCTTGCCAGTTCTTTGGTGTATCTCAACTCTCCGCTTTCGTGGGCAATCTGTGCGAGGTAGTGCGCCATTCGCAAAGGTGTATTAATGTGGAAATGCTCTGCCCATCCGTTGATGATTGGAAGATAGGTGTCTGCCCTGCTGCCTGCATTCGGCATTACCTTTATTAGTTGCGCTCTAGTTATCCTCATTATCTCCTCCTTTCTTCCGCTCTTCTTTCATTATCTCGACAACTGCCTTCGCAATTTCGTCCTTATTCTCCAGGATCACCTGCATCGTGCGGTCTTGCTTGCGTATCTCTGCCTTCTCGTATGCCTTCTCCCGGATGCTCTTGAACTCGCACGAAAGCAGATACACCGACCAGGCGATGGAGAACATAGGGAAGGGAGAGATAATACACGTAGCAACGTCCATAAGCGAAGCAATACCGAATGTCGGAAAATACTTCTTCGCCTTGTCGCACGTTTTCTTCAACCCGGTTGACGTTCTTGCAACATGCAGTTCCTTCGCCTTCTGTATGCCTGCTATCAGGTCAATTGTCATCGCTATCAGAATTGTAGCGAAACAGATAAAAATTACTAGGGCGCACAAATAAAGGTGGTGCACCTGAAAATCGTGAAATACTTCGCTCATATCAATTTATTTTTTTTGGTTATTCCAATTTCTCCCAGTCGATGGTCACACCCTTCCCGATGATGTCTGCCGTCCACCTGCAGAATGCCATACCCTCGTATCCGTCCGGATCACTGGCTACGGCAATAGCATACTGTACGCAGTCGCTCTCGGTCTTGATTACCTTCGGGTAGAAGTCCGCATAAGCCATATTAGCCAAATAGAGAATATCCCCGAGGGTTGTGCCCTTTGAGATTATCTCGTTGTTTGTCGCCAGCCGGATTTCGTCTACCGTCCACCGGTGGCTCGTTCCGTCTACGTTCTTCATCTGCTCGCTTGCCTTGATTGCTAGCTGTTTCGTGAAGTGGTAGCCGTGCTTGGCAACGTATGCCACGTACCCACTGGCTCCCATGAGTGCCTTTGCTGCCTTCTCGTATGGTAAGCTGTGGATGATGTCGTTCTCTTGGTGATGGTGTCGCTCTTCCTCGCTATCGCAAGAATGGCGCAAAACGATGATTTTCTTCATTGTGCGCCCTCCTATCCTAGTTTGTCGAGTAACTGTTTAACCATGCCACGAATGCCGCTTATATCGCCCTCAAGTGCCTTGAAACGCTTTTCGGTTTCCTGCTTCTCCTTGATTGCCGGGTTCAAAGCTGCAAGAAGTTCTTCGCCCTTGGCTTTCCGCTCCTTGCTTGGCTCGTATGCCTTGATTATCTCATCGGCTTCATTTACCAATTTCCCAACTTCTGGCAAAAGGTCTGCCTTGTCGGTTGCCAGTACGATTTCGCCTGCAAAGGTAACTCCGAGGTGTTCGGGTATGGTGTAGATGGTCTGCTTTCCCTCCACCTCGATTGTTACGTCTCGCATTGGCTGTCCGCTGCTGGAAATGGTTGCGATGCCAGTGTTGATGTGCGGATGGTTGTCTACGACCTTGCCTTCCTTAACTTCCACCGTCTGCTTGTCTAGCAGATAGACCGGGTGATTTCTTTGTATATTCTTAAATTCCATAATGCGCTCTTTTTAGATAATTCGATAAATAGACAAAAAGGGGTCTCACTGATAAAACAGCGAGTTGCCCCTTGATAGATTTAGTTTAACCGCCTACGCTCCAGTTGTGGTCGTGGTGGTCTTCAATGCCGCGATAAGTTCAGCGTTCTGTCTCTGCTGGCTCAACTCCAGGCGTGCATCGTTGTACTTCTGCTGCAAATCCTGATGCCAGTGATTGTTGAGAACGTCAACGATGCGCTGGGTGTTGTCTTGGTTCGAGCGGATGATGTCGCACTTATCCTGCTGAAGCTGGAAACCGAGTGCTGAGAAGCCTCGCTCTATGCTGCGGTTGTTGAAATCGAATCCTCGCTGCATTGAGTTCTGGATGTCCTTCTGCCCCAGCTGGTTCTCGTAGCCCATCTTGATGATGTTCTGCTGGGTCTGGCAGCAACAGTCCTTCAACTGCTGGATGATGTTGAGGTTTCCGAGGTTCGCTGCGTTGATTACTCGCTCTGCGCTGAGACCAACCTTGCCGCCTACATCTTGGATTGCTGCCTGCACGCCACAGACTGCATTCTGCAGCTGGTTCATATCGCAGTTAAGATTCTGCGCCAGCTGACCAAGAGCAACATTGTTGCCCTTCACTGCGTCCATCAGGAGAGCCGTATTATTGCCGTCCTGCATCTGTGTGCGAAGGCTCGCAATCTGATTCTGCAATTCCGTGTCCTGCAAATTGCCGCCACGGTTATTCCAGTCTCGCATCCAAGCCATCATCATCATATAGGCAAACGGGTTATTCATCCAGTTGCCCATACCACCGTTCATTGCTGCCAGCATAGTCGCTGGATCATTGTCTCTACCTCTAGCGAGCAAGGCTGCTGCTAGGTTGTCATTGCCACCGTCCCCAGTGCAATAGACCTTTTCAATTGTGTCTGCCATAAAATTTTGAGTTAATTACGTTACGGAAACCAAATATTGGAATCCGCTGCAAAGTTACTCTGATTTTTGGCTCGCTCCAAAAAGTTAGTGCAGGGGTATTTATCGAATTATTTTCAAAGAACGCTTTTGGTTATTTTCTTTTTGTTTTCTGCTGAATGATTAAACACAAATCGGCTCTACGTCCTTGTTTAGCAAGGTCGCTTGTGCCGTGGCAAGTCGATAAACTCGAGAAGTGCTGATGTATGTGTAAGCCATCTTGCAAAGATGTCTCACTGCTGGAACAGTGCGGTTTAATACGGTCGCAGTGGTCGTAATGCTGAATCCTGCGTGTATCATCTGTTCAACGACCATACATCATGTCATTACGAGGTTTTCTGCTCTCGACTTGCCGAGAACGTCTTCTCTCGTAATGCTCAACTCTCCGCTCGGCAGTTCAATAGCACAACACTTGATTACGTTGTCTATAACTCGCCATAGTTCTTTCTCCTTGTCATTCATAATAAAATGTTTTAATCGTTCCCTAACATCGAATCAATCATTCCATCAATGGCTTCATCGGTCATACTCTTCTTAATAGAAGGATCTGCGCCAATTGACTTCATCATCATAGCTACCCAGGGGTTGTCACTCTCCAGCGTGGATTGTATCTGCTCCTTGTATGCTTCGTGGAGTTCGCCAGATTTCTTATATTCCAAAAGAACCGTGCGCAGGCTTTCACCACGTAGTTATCCATCAGCAAGGGATTGTCCCTTGCCGATGATAATTTAGTAAGAAGCACAGCCAGTGCTTCATGTAATTGTTTCTTCTTCATATTGTCTTATTTTAAAATTTATAAACTCAGCGACTTAGAGTTCAATTCAATATCTACTAACACTCTAAGAGTTCTTATATAAATTCTTGTTTTTGGTAGATGTCTATAGTTAAAGTATCGTCACCAGCTACATTATTATCAATATCTTCAATCGTTTGCAAAATGAAACTATCAGGTATATTTTCAACCTTGAATGGATCATAATCTCCAATATGAAACTTCGATAAAGTTTCATAAGTAGAATTTTTATGTATGATTAATGCTAGTGTCACGTCTTTGAACTTATTGCCATTTGAAGTAACTTTTATAAAATATTCTGTATTTGCAGTAATTGTTGAAATATCAATAATATTATATAAGTTAAGTTTCTTATTTGTATAAGAAGTTTTAACTTGATTTGTTGTTACAAGAACAAACTTATAAGCAGTAATACCGTTGGTGCTAAAATCAGCACCTTTAACAATTAATCTTTTTCCCATAATTTAATAAATTAAATCCATTGTATAATATTTAAAAACTCACTCTTTTCTGTACAGATGAAATCTGCATCGCTTTTACTTTCTGTTTCTATTATTCCATTGTTTGAAAATTTATAAAATTTGCCAACAATATAGTCAGACTTGCCTTTAAACTTGTCAAACTTTTGATGATTTCTTAATATCACATAACCTTCACTACCAGGGTCAATCCTCTCAGCTGCAATTCCGTAAACAAAAGAATCGTCTGCTTGTTTCATTACACCAATATCTGTTTTGACTACAGCATCATCAATATTCAACGCATTGTTTCCTGTATTTTTTACAAGTGCGACTTCGTCTGTAAAATATAGTCGTCTTAAATCAAAAATATCACTAATGTTTAAGTCTATATTATCTTGTGAAATCTTATCTCGCATTTCAGACAATATTGAAGTGTTACTTAAATTTGTATAGTCCTTGTCAAATACAAACGTTACGGTTTGTTCTCCTACATTCAATACCAACTGTAAGTTTTTGCTAGTACAATCACCTAGTCTTGTACCCATATTTAAACCTTTATATGTTGCAGAATATGGAATATACTCACTTCCAATTATACAGTTGTTGTATCTTTTGAACACTTCTCCAAATAAAACATTGCAGGCACTGCTTTCTTTATCTACAGTTATTTCTTTAGCAGTATTTGTAGAGAATACAAGAGTGTTAATTTTCTCTATTCCCATTGGGCAACTATTTCCATGACCACTAAGTGAAATACCTCCGTTACGAATATCGTGGCACAAAGATGCTGTATCAAAGTTTCCATAAACACCTCTGGTACTATTCCATCTAGACATTCTTGTTCCCTCAATAACAAACTTATGTTTCTTTCCTGAACATAAGTCGGAAAAACCCTGTGCGTCTCCATTACCAATAAATGCACAATTCTTTATGTTGTATTCACATGGATAATCATAGTTGGGATGTGTATGCATTTCGTTTATTGCACCGGCTATGTGAGATATTATCTCACAATTTTCCATATATACTCTTAAATTTGGAGCTAGTCCTACACCATAAGCTGGTCCATAATTATTCATAACTCCTTTCATTCGTTCCATTTTAATATTTATGTAACGCTTTACTTTGTTAGAATCTGCACCATTTATAGACCCGCTTCCATTTTCTTGATGAACACAATATCTAGTATTTGTACATTTAAAATACAAATCCTTCATAATAAAAGAACCATAAGCGAGACAACAATGTAGGTGGTCTTTTCTAGATTTTCCTTGTTTATCATTGAGCTGATTTGAAGGAATATTTACCTCTATCTTTACTTGTCTGCCATTTTCTCCCATTATGTTTACGAAATTCTTCATAATTATATACGATGCAGTTGTATTATATGGAGAATCTTCTGATATAGGTTCACTAGTATTATTTAAATTTCTTAGTTGTGATATATCATTTATATATATATCATTATGAACAACAACCATATATTGGTTTAGATACGTAGCATCCTTACAGGAGTTTATAGCGTCCTGTATATGTTGATATTCATAATTCTTACCAACGTGAACAAATTTATAACTTCTTTTATTGTTTGAGAAATTATCATAAATGCTTAATAAATCTTCTTTACTAACAATGTCCTCAATGTTAGCTTTTTTTGCAAGTTCAGCAGTAGCTTTCTCAGAATCAAAATTCTTTGTTCTGATATGTCCTTTGTTGAATTGAACAATATCCTTCTTGCCATCACTAAGTGATAAATCTGCATCATATGCATCATCCAAATCTGTAGGGGCTTTGGAAATCACTTCATCAATGGCTTCCTGCACGTTACCAGCCTCCAGTCCGCTGGTCTCGTTATTGTACACGACTTTCTTTGCGGCTGATACGTTTCCAACCGCAATACAGAGCCACTTGTCCGTGTTGATGTTCTCAACGGCTCCGTCCGCTCCCATCTGGGCAGGAGCAGACGTATTGTCGTCAATCTTGCTTTGGTACGTTGAGCCAAGCATGGTCACCTGGTTCAGACGCTGGTAAGTAGTACCCTCCAGGTACTCACCCTTTGAAACCGGGATTTTACCGATATTTAATTTTGTCGTTGCGCTCATATTGTTATTTTTAAATGATTTCTTGTTCGATGATTACATTTCCATCCTCATCTGTAGATACAGAGCTGATGGTAGAGTCTTGTCCGATGATGGCATTGAGGTCGCCCGTCTCATCGTCAAACTCGATGGCGAGAAGGTTTCTGTTCAACTTCTGGTCAAGTTTTTGCATGGAATTATTAACATCCTCTGCATTCGCCTTCTTGGCTATCTCGGCATCCTGTGCGGTATTCTTGGCGGTCTGCTCTGAAAACGATTTCTTCACCTCTTCAGCATTAGCTTTCTTTTCCAGCTCAGCATTAACCCTAGCAGCTTCCGCTGTAAACTTAGAATCTACGTCAGCCGCATTAGCTTTTGTCGCCAGGAGACGGTTCATTTCTTCCTTGTCTGCCTTCTTGCCAAGTTCAGCATCAACAGCCGCCTTGTCTGCCTTCTTTCCGATTTTGTCTTCTTGTTCTTTGGCAATATCTGCAAGGCCAGCGAGAGCACCGCCTACCCTCTCGGCTGTGTTCTCGCCCACCTGCGTAGCGTTCTTGACCGCTTCCGCCTGCTGTTTAATTTCGTCTATTGTTGCCATATATTAATCTCCTATTGCGTGGATGTGTGCCCTCGTTCCTCGCTGTGGCTTTACCTCCCCTTTCGGGGTGAATGCCTTGAGGTATTCTAGTGCATCGGATAAATATCTTTCTGCCATATCCATAATGTCGTTGTATTGCTTGTTGCTCGATACATCTTGAACATGGTCTGAATATTCGTCTCTGTGGTGCATTCCACCTGCTCGGCTTATAATTGTGCCATCGGCACGAAAAAGTCTCGCATAAGTGAAATAAGCGAGTGCCTTGCGTATTCCGCTGGTGTACTTATGCACCTTGGTTTCGTCTTGGCTGCAATCGCCCTCCTTCTTTGTGGTGTATTCGCCACCGTCCAGGAAAGTTGCAGGCTGGAAATCGGGCAATACCGAATCACCCCACTCTCCCTGCTCGGTCGCTGCCTTGAACCGCTCCCACCCGATGGCTGGTATGATGTTCGCATCTTCGCATTCACGAATGTATGCGTTAACATCATCCTCATCTAGGTGTGCGCTAGTCGGTCGTGCCAGTTCTCGGAACTGGTCTACCGTGATAAGTTGTTTTCTTGTCTGTCCTCCCATAGGCTCAATCAATTAATCTATCGTGTTGTTCCCTGCCACCTCGCTGCTGATATACTTCAACGGCTGCAGCTTGGGGTCTAGGTTCTGAATGGCAGGATCGTGCCAGCTCTTGAAAATCTTCTTGAAGGCTCGCTCGATGAAACGCTGCTCGGTCGTCACTTCGCCTGCATAGTACTCGTAGGCATCCTGCATCACTTGTCCGCTGAATCCCAGCTTGCCAATACGGATTGAGTAGAAGAGTTCTTGATGGAACTGTGCGTAGATGCGCTCGATAACGCTGCTGTCGGTCACTGAAAACTCTTTGTCGAAGTTCTTCGTAGGGAAAGCCACAACCTTCGGTTCGTCTTCCTCGTTCTCAACCTCTACCGCAAGAATCTTCGCTGTGTTCTCGTCCCCTTGGAACTGCAAAAGGTCTTCATCGGAAATCATCTGTCCGCTCTCCACCTCTTCGCCTTTCTCATCGAACTTGGGCACGCCCTTCTTGGTTACGAGCATACACGATACGAGGAAGTTGTTGCGGACGTTTCGCATCTTCACGTTTCCCAGTCCCTCATCGGTCGAAATCTCCGTGATGGCTGAATCGTAGCTGGCTGTCGGATAGATAAACTGTCCGTCTAGGCTCTGCCACAGAATCTGTCCCTTGTAGCTGTCGATGCCTCCTGCGTTTTCAATCTGTTCAAGAACGATGTCGGGGTCGGGGTTGAAGACGTTGATGCGCTCGATAGTCTTCTCGTTCACCATCAACCGCTTTCCGTTCCTCGTTTTCTTCTGTTCCCAGTCGGGATGCAACAAGACGTGCGCCACGTTCCCCTTGTCGTCTGTCTCTTCAAGGCGGCAATTTTCAAAGGGTACGTGGCTCACGCTCGACACCTGCCCTAGAACGTTGTAGTTTACATGAAGGGCAAAGCCTCCAAAGCGTGCGAGGTCTTGCGATACGTTCCGAAGTAAATCGTCTGCCGTGTCCCCTTGCTGGTTCATCGCTAACGCTGCGATAACATCGCTATCGAAGCCGTAGCCCTCAATGAATCGGGAATAGCGGTTAAGGCACAGCATTGCCGTTCCGCTTGCTTCCGTGATGCGTGCGAGGTTCTGCGGATATAGATTATCATATCCGTATGCCTGCATCTTGAATCGGCTGACGTAGCCAATATCAACCCTTCGCTTTGGCTTTTTAACTGTTTTAACGTTCATATTGCTTGTGTCGTTTTACTTGTTGTTTTGTCACTCTTCCTTGCCTGCTTTCTCGGCTTGGTCGAGGTCTTTTTTCTTGTCGCTGCCTGCTGCTTTTTCGGCAGGATCTTTCCCGGTGGTATCATCTGCACCGCTGTCGCTGCCTGCTGGCTGCTGTTTGTTCTCGATAAGTTCCTCGCTGGGTATCTTCTGAAAGTAGCTCTCCATGTGTGGGTACTTCGTCAGATATTCATGCGCTACCTTGTCGGTCAGGTTCTCGTTCGTGAAAATCTTACCATGGTAGAAGTCCGGGCAGGAAATGATGAAACCTGCCTTCATTGCGTAATTACATGTTTTTGGCATTGCCTTTTCTTTTTTGAGTTTTAGATAAATTTCAATCAAAGCATCGTGGTAACACTGCTGGCAGGTTGTCGGAACAAACCGCTTTCGTGTTACCTCGAAGTAAAGAGATTCGATAACTGCCTTGTCGGTTGCATCAAAGGGACTGTCGAAACGTGCCTTCAACTCATCGACCTTGGCTGTCGCTTCCTTGTATGTCATAGGCTACGCTGCTGCTTCCGTCAGAAGGCTCTTATACTTGGCTGCTGTGGTCTCGCTGTCTGTGTCGAAGAAGAAATAAGCTGCCTTCGGTACGCTCTCCTCTTCCAGCGTGATAAGCCAGCCACCCTCGGTGTCGTCTGAGTACTTGTCGTTCTCGCCTGCACTTGCCTTCAGTGCCTGCGCATATCCGAACACCTGATACTCTGCATTTCCGTCCGCTCCCTTAGAGAGGTTGCGCAGAATGATAACGAACTTTCCGTTCGCCAGTCCGTCAATAATATTGGCGCAAACGTCAGGTGTGTTAGCCAATACCACGACTGCTACGGTGTTTTTCCAGCTGTTGCGGTACGTACCAACGGTCAGTTCGGTCTTGGTTCCAGTGAATGGCTTGCTGCCTTCCTGCCGGATGGCGTATGCTTTCTTGCCAGTCTTCAAGACCAATGTTTTAATTGTATTGCCTTCGACAACGGACTTGGTGAAGTCGATGTCGTCTCGGTTGATGATAAGTCCATCGCCCTCCAGTCCCTTGGTTACTTGGTCTTCGCAAGGGATGATGATGTCCTGGGCGATAAGGCTCTCGCAAGTTGTTGTCATATTAATTCGTTTTTAATTGTTATATCCCCAACACCGTTTTGTGGGTGTTGAGGACTGTCAAAAATAACTTAATACTAAACTGAAAATTAGGTGCGGTTAGTAAGCTGCATGGATCATGTCCTCTTCGAGGAGAGCCGTGCCAATCTTACCGGTAGCATAAAGATAGTTCCTGCGCTCCTTCTGGTCGAACCAGATGTCGAGGTCGCTGATGAGATTGTCTGCATCTGTACCAATCATAAGGTGCTTCGGATTGCAGAATACCGCACGGTGTGGAAGGTTGATTGTCGTCTCGCCCTTCTCGTATGC